ATGCAGCAGCAGAAGCCTATTAAGAACACGGTTGATATTCATCAGGTCTACTACAAAGACGGCCGACACTGTGTGATCATGGGTCCGCACCTGCTCTTTGAGACGAAGTGGCCCGGCAAGACGTTCCCCATTCAGTTTATACGACACACTGTCACAGAGGGTGTTTTGTGGGGCATGGGAGCAATCGAGCCGGTCATCGATGTTCAGATTCATTATAATCGATCACGCCAACAGGTTATTGAAAACACTCTACTTACTGCTAATCCCCCGTGGATGATTCCAAACTCATCTGGGGTGCAGGCTGGCATGATCACCGGCAAGCCCGGCAATGAGATCTTTTACGACGACAGCGGTGGACGGGCTCCAAGCCCGGTCCAAATGCCCGGACTTCCCGCTTACGTTCCGCAAAATATCGCCCAGCTTGAGTCTGAGGTTGGCGACATTATGGGTATTCATGCGACGACCCTAGGTAAGCGGGCCATCGGGATTCACTCCGGTCAGGCCATCGAGAACCTGTCGGCAATGGATATGACCCAGTTGCAGGTGACGCAGGACGACATTGAGGACGCTTTCATTGACCTCTGCAAGGTTGTCCTGTCGCTAGTGAAGGCTCACTACAAGGAAGCCCGTTTGGTTCGGATGATGGATGACACGGGCATCATGGTATACCGCCAGCTTAAAGACACGGATATTGCCGAGGACCCGGAGATTCGTGTTGAGGTTGGTTCCCTGTTCCGTGACGAGATTCAAGACCGTGAGAAGCGGGTCCTTGATCTTATGCAGGCTGGCCTTATTTCACCTCAAGACGCACAGCGAGAGATCAACTTCCGCACGGGCAGTAGCTACGTGACCAAGCGCATGCGGGCTATGAGTCATGCACAGGAACTCTTGATTGCCGCTACGCAGGGAAGCACGATCGAGATCTTCGCTACTGATGACCTTGAGGCGTTCAAGCACGTGTTTGGTGACTTCATCCAAAGCCAGACGTACTACACACTTAATCCTGATATTCAGCAGTACATCCGAGATGTGTTTGTATCTATCCAGACGTTCGGGCAGCCCGACGAGCAGGCTCGTAGTCAGATGCTAGAAAGAACCGTCTTCCCGCGCCAGGAGCGACAAGCTGAGGACGCTAGCAAGCTGATGGCTTCCTATGGCGCCCCAGCCGCTGCTGCACAGGCGGCACAGGAGCATGACGCCTACAGCGCCAGAAAGGCGTTCCGTCAGCAGATGGACGGGGAAGCTAACCCTGAGCGTGGTCTAGCCATGACTAATATGGGTGGTGGTGGATAATGCAAACTACGGAACTCTATAATTTCTTTCGCTCTATTATCGATGAGGACGACACAACCTTCCTGACGCAGGCTCAGGCGGCGACAATGCTGTCCGAGGCTTACAGTGAGTTCCGAGACCTTGTAGTTAGCGTTCAGCCCGATGTCTTTACGAAGCAGGCTTTTATCACTTTGGTTGACACGGATAAGTATGACTTAACTGTTGCGGATACGGTTGCGCCAAACATTAAGTTTTTAAGCAGTGCAACTAATGGCGGTGCCACTTCTGAGTATAAAATTCACCGGTTAGTTCGCATTGCTCGTATCGACAGCACAGCTAGTAATCAGGTCAGGCAGTATTTAAGTCCCAGAAATGATGTGGAACTTCTAAGCGGGGAAGACTACGCCCGGCAGGGAACTAATATTTGTTTTGGGTATAAGTATACTGAGACAATGCGTATTGAGTTTGTCCCGTATCACACGGTGAACTTCAACCCTGTTGGCGCCTTCATTGATAACCTAGATCAGTTTCATCCGTTGATCGCTCTTATTGCAGCGAAATACTACGAGGTTCGAGACAACGCTGAGAACATGGCCCTTGAACGCAGGCGGCAGGAAAAGACCAAGGAGCTAAAGACGTGGCTCACTCGCTTCTGGAGAGGTGGTGTAGCGCAAAGCACACAAAGAGTTATTGAGGGGTTCTAATGGCTGCGACTACCGTAGAGGTCGAACTGGTTCGTGGCGGCATGTCGATGTCCCAGACGGACAAGCCAGACTGGGTGCAGAACCTGTGGCGTCCTATTGCCTCTGAGTCATGGCAGACGCGGCCTGGATTTGGCCAAGTAGATCAGTTCGATACGACCCTTATTGCCCTTACAGGGGCCGATCGCCTGTACAGAAAGCACCTGGGAAGTTCGTTAATCCACACGGACTTTGGTCACGACCAGATTGTCACGGTATTCCTAAATGATGCCATGTCAACTTCTGGGAATACGCTTACAACCGGGAACGTAAACCCTATTCGCTTCGCTACGTTTTACTCGATTAGCATTTATGACGTAGCCACAGGTGTTCGGTGGGAAGAGATCCTTCACCGGCACACGTCGCAGAACGACCCTGACACGTTAAACATGGACGAATGGTACGGGTGTTACGAATCTAACGAGAGCCAGGATCGCCAGAGTTACATCTCCGGCCTGGATGAGCCCTTCTTCTTTGAGTTCTTCGGTGACATTCTTTACCTCGGAAACAAGCGGACGGGGATGCTCGCTTACTTCCCGGCCGACTATAGAACATCCAGAAGTAAGACCGTTCCGATTGCTGATAAGCAGCAGTGGATCTCTTCGTACTCCGAAAGCAGCCTTGTTGTCCCGGTTGTCCCGGTCGATGGCGTATTTGATGACGCCTATGTCTACCTAACGCAGACGACGTTTCCTCGGCCATCAGCAGTCGCTAATATGATGGGGCGCTTGGTTGTAGCAGATGAACGTAATGTCTACTTCTCTGACCCCAACAGAGCAAACCAGTTTGCAGCACCTAACTTTATCATTGTTCCGTCGCAGGACCCAATCACAGCGTTAGCTCCTGTCGATGACAACCTAATGATATTCACTCGGTCTGAGACGTTTCTGTACCAGCCGTCTCGTGGGTTTATTGCGTCTAATGGGAGACTGTCCCCTGTAAGTAGAACCATTGGTTGCATGGGTGCTTCTGCTTTAACTAGCGAGGGTGACACTGTTTACTGGGTAGATCAAAACGGTGTTTATGCTACTCGCAATGGAATGCAGTTGGAGCCTATTGCGAGCGGGATACAGGACTTCTTTACTGGGAGTATCACCTCTCCCGTAACGTCGTACTTTCAACAGACGGGGGCCACTGACATTACGATTGACCAGCCTCGAAGCGTCTACTCTTTCGAGGGAGATGAGGTCGTAAGTATTGTCTACGATGCCGACACAGCCAGTCTTCTGTTCTCGGTCGATAGCCTCAATGTGTGTTGGTACAGCAGGGGCGGGGAGTGGTCCATTTGGCCGGTAGAAAGCATTGTTAAGGTGACGGGCGGTGCGTCTAAGGTAGGTGTTGCTGAGAACATTACTAACCCGTTTGTTCTTTCTGGCCGATCCGGCATCTACCTTGTCAGCGGCATCGAAGAGCAGGCAATTACTGATTCAATTTCAGCTTCTACAGTAACCGCATCAAGCTATCAGTTACTTCGCCTTGGAAGGGGCGGTGGGCTAGATCGAAGTATTGAGAACGAGGATAGCCGTGTGTTTAAGCAGGACGACCTTGTTTTGCGGACAGCCTCACCTGCCGTGCAATCTAGGTTGTACTTTAGAGAGCCGGAGATCTTAGCTGACGGAACATACCGTATTCCTGTTGAGCTAGTAGGGAGCGCGGCTGTAGCTGGGGTTACGCGCATCGATGTTATTATGCGCTTCAACAACACCCACTGGGAGCCGGTAGTTAGCAGTGCTGCGCTTTTGGACATCGAGTTCCCAACTGAGCGCATCCACGGCAGTGGGGGCTGGAGTATTGGTACCGCCGCAAATGTAGGCACTAACTCTGAAGCACAGGTGTACAGCGCCTCGGGATCTCCTGATGCCACTGGGGTTGAGTTGCGTATCAAATTCAATGCAACTCATTCGGCATTGGCTGCATTGCCACTATCAATTGATTATCCCAACCCACTGTTTTACCTAAAGATGAAGCCTAAAGCTGGGGCAGCTAATCTTAATTTGTTTGGCTACGGATTCACTATTCCGACGGCACTATCTGTAATGATTAGCAATGGCGTAGCAACAGAGCAGTCGGATGTCGTCATCCATCGACCCTTTAAGGTAGCAAGCCTGCATTCTGATGATGACGTAGCACAGCCAGTTGACTGGGCCTACATGTCGCGCCAGGTCGGCATC